GCGCAACAACGTCAACCTTTTAGATAATATATGATCGTCAACAAAAGAAAACTTGCGGAAATTGTCGGCTGTACCGAAGAAACATTGACGCAGTGGCAAAAGCAAGGAATGCCGATCTTGCTCAGTCGCCTGGGTCGAGAAGGGAATCAATACGAGACGACGGCGGTTTTATCGTGGCTTGAAGCCCGGCGGCAATCGGACGCGCCGCCTACAGATTATGATACGGAGCGCACCCGCAAAGTGAAGCTGGAAGCGGACATTTTGGCGCTACAGAAGGCGCAATTAGAAGGCCGATTGATTCCAGCCGACAAAGCGGAGCAGGCATGGGCCGCATTAGTGGCGGCCTTTCGATCACGGATGCTGTCCATTCCCAGCAAATGCGCCCCGCCTATCGCCGGACTAGAATCATTTATTGAAGTGGAGAGGCTACTGAGTGACGCTATCCATGACGCCCTCGCAGAACTTGCCGATAGCGACTTGGCAACCCGCGTTACAGAGCAGTTTAGCGACGCTGTTGAATGTAGTTCGACCGCCAACCAAGCTGACAGTGAGCCAATGGGCGAATCAGAATCTACGTCTAAGCGCCGAAGACAGCGCCGAGCCGGGCCAATTTAATACTCAGCGTGCTCCTTTCCAGGCGGGAATTATGGACGCACTTTCTGAGCCAGGCGTTCATACCGCTATCGTCATGAGCAGCGCACAAATCGGGAAGACGGTTATTCTCAAAGCGATTGTGGGGTACCACGTTGATCAAGACCCCGCGCCTATTTTGATTATGCAGCCCACGGAGCATATGGCCGAGGCGTTTAGTAAAGATCGATTGGCTCCAATGATTCGGGATACCCCCTGCTTGAAGCATCGCATCGCCGATCCCCGGTCGCGGGATTCGGGCAACAGCATTTTGCACAAACGATTCAATGGCGGTCATCTCACGATGGTGGGGTCAAATAGCCCATCAGCGCTTGCCAGTCGCCCGATTCGCATTGTGCTGTGTGATGAGGTAGACCGTTACCCGGCCAGCGCCGGCACGGAAGGCGACCCGGTCAATTTAGCGATCAAGCGCACGGCGACGTTCTGGAATCGGCGCATTGTGTTAACCAGCACCCCGACCGTCAAAGGGTTATCCCGGATTGAGCAAGCCTACCTGATCTCTGACCAGCGCCGGTACTACGTTCCCTGTCCGCACTGCCAGCACTACCATCATCTGCAATGGGTCAACGTCCATTTCGACCCGGCGCATCCGCAAAATGCCGCCATGGCCTGCCCGGAATGCGGCGGGCTAATTGAAGAAAAGCACAAGGGCGCTCTGCTGGCAAAAGGGGAATGGCGGGCTGAAAACCCCGGCGTCAAGGGCATTGCCGGATTTCATATCAACGAACTGTACAGCCCGTGGCGGCGCTGGGCCGATGTGGTCACGGATTTTCTAGCCGCCAAAGGGCAACCGGAAACCCTCAAGACCTGGGTGAATACCTCGCTGGGCGAAACCTGGGAAGAACAATCCGAAAAATCCGACCCCGCCTCGCTCCTGTCCCGCCGCGAAAATTACACCCGTGACCGGTTGCCGGCGGGCATTCTCTACCTGACCTGCGGCGTAGACTGCCAGGATGACCGTCTCGAATTGGAGGTCGTCGGATGGCGGCAAACCAGCCGCGACGAACCCCCGGAATCCTGGGGCGTGGAATATCACGTGTTGCGGGGCGACCCGGCGCGCACGGCGGTCTGGGAACATCTGGACGATCTACTCAAACAGGAATGGCGCTCCGAAGAAGGCCGAATCCTGCGCATCGGCGCCGCCTGTGTCGATTCCGGCGGTCACCATACCGCGCAAGTCTATGCCTTCTGTGAATCCCGTAAGGGCCGGCACGTTTACGCCATCAAGGGTCTGGCCGGGAGCCGCCCGATCTGGACGCCAAAAGCCGGAAAGTCGCAAAAATACCGCGCTCAAGTGTGGCATGTCGGGAGTGATACCGCCAAAGACGCCTGGTATGCTCGGCTGCGCACTCAGGAATTCGGGCCGGGTTACTGTCACTTCCCGATGGCCTATGACGAAACCTACTTTGACGGGTTGACGGCGGAACAGGTACGCACGAAGTACACCAAAGGTCGTCCAGTGCGTGAATGGTTTTGCCCGCATGGACGGCGGAATGAACCTCTCGATATTCGCGTTTACGCCCTGGCCGCCTTGTTGTCCCGCCCGGTCAACTGGGCCGCGATGGCTGCACAACCCGCCGCCCCCATCAGCAAGCCCGCGCCGAAAGCGCAACCCAACAGCTTTATTAACCGCCCTTCTGGCTCACCGTGGATTAGGAGATAGTATGCCGACAACTTGGAATCACCCGACCGGGAAAGCCCCGAAGACCGTCGCCCTGGTGTGCCTCGGCCCCTCGCGCAACAGCTACATCGGCGCGTGTTTTGAATCGGATTTGTCCGATTCGCTGGCCGGCGTCGATGAAACCTGGACGCTGAACCGGGGACACAGTGCCTTTCAACATGACCTCTGTTTTGTGATGGATCACCTCGGCGGCGAATCCGACAAATACCCCCGGTATGGCGCGTCGTTGTGGCACCACACGAAGCCGATTATCACCTCGGATAACTGCGAGGGCTGGCCGGCGCATGTCCATAAATTCCCGTTCAAAGAGGTTTGGAACTGGACGATTGGCGCGGTGAACCCGCAACACGGGGACTGGTATCACAACAGCGTCGCCTACATCATCGTCTATGCCGCCTACATCGGCGTCAAGGAGCTGCGCATTTTCGGCGCGGATTACTCGATGCACAGCAGCGGCGTGGTGGAAGACGGTCACCCGTGCGTCGCCTACTGGGTCGGCAAGATGGAGCAGGTCGGTTTGCAGGTGCTGGCCCCCGGCGACAGCGCGTTCCTCAACATCAATCAGCGTTCCTGGATTTACGGCTATCGTGACGATCCGCGCCGCATTCCGGCGAATCGGGCACGGTTCCGGGCGATGGTGGGCTTGCCTGCTGATCCTGAATCGACCGCGCTGCTCTCCGGTGAACGGCAAGTCGCGCCCGCCCTGGAGGGGATTCAGCAGGATCATCTGGAGCGTTATCGTTGGGCCGCCGCCCAGTCAACCGGGACGGTACTGGATATTGGCGCGGGGATTGGCTACGGATCAGCGATTCTGGCCGATGCGCCGGGGGTGCGTCAGGTGATTAGCGTGGAGCGTAGCCAGGAATCGCTGGATTATGCGAAGGCACACTATGACCGGGACACGATTACCCGATGCGGGATTGATTTAGACGGTTATGCTTTTGAAGACAGCCCTCTCGCCGACTCCGCCACCGCATTTGAAATCATCGAGCATCTGGCGAACCCGACTCCGATGCTGAAATCCTTGCCGGCGCAGCGACTGTTTGCGAGCGTACCGAACCAAGACGTGATTCCCTATTCGCCGGAAACCGCGCCGTTTCACCAGCGCCACTACACGCAAGATCAGTTCGAGAGGCTGCTGAACGCGACGGGCTGGCAGGTGGAGGGATGGTACGGACAGCAAGGGAGGGATAGCCCGGTGTTGCCGTACACCCCGGATTGCCGGACGCTCATTGCAGCGGCCCGCCGATGCCCGCCGCTCGTTTCATAGTCTGGGAAGGCCAAACCTGGACGTTGCGCCGGCTGGCGAGCGCCTACCGCTTGCCGGTGTCCACGCTCAATCACCGGATTGAGCGCTTTGGCGATAGTGCTACGGGCCTGGCGCGGGCGCTGGCGACGGGCATTCTCGATTGCCGACAAGCGGGCCGGATCGGCGCGTCACGCAGTCCATGGAATTATGTTTCACAACGAGGTGATGTATGCAACAAGATTGTGTTCCCCTAGCCGAAATCATGTTATTTTCCAGACGACCCGATGAAGTGGGTTATGAAACGCTGATCTCCACGATTGATCGGCTTCTGGAAATGGCGCTATCCCGCATCAACGAACAAGAAGGCGGCGAAGATTACCGGCGCGGGATGTTGATGACAGCGGTTGCAGTGGTTGAAAAGGAAGCGCCGCGCAAGCCGGGCCGGCCTAAAGCGCATGAGCGATAGGGGATGATGGGGTATCAGGAATCGGCGGTCTTCTCAGCGATTGCCGGTTCGCTCTTCTGGCAACCCGCGCCCGGCGATGAATCCGCGATAGGCTACTTGCTGGCCGCTGGCCTGATTCAGCCGATTCGCCAGGGCAAGCTAAACGGCTATGCGCTGACCCCGGCAGGCTATGTGTTATGGATGGGGCCGCACGGATAGGCAACTCTCCGGGATTACCGGATAGTTCAACGGGAATCCGTCGCCATGGCGTAAACTGAGGTCTCCTTCCTTGTGGAGACCATCCATGAAAACGACGCTGATCCTCATCGCCCTGCTGATCACGGGGCCGGCGTGGGGGCAATTCTGGAAACCTGCCGACGTGATGATGAAAAGGGTATCAGTTCAACTGACACCCTTGGCGGCAAGCAAGAAATCAGCATCGTCAACGAGTCCGGTCTGTACTCTCTGATCCTGGGAAGTCGCAAGCCGGAAGCCAAGGCGTTCAAGCGATGGATCACGCACGATGTGATTCCCTCCATCCGCCAGACCGGCGGTTACACCTTGCCCGCCAAGCCCGCGCCCGTCGCGGATGTCGTATTGCTCAAAAACCGGCAAGCCAAAAGTACGCTGAATCTCTACCTGAGCGCCGCCAAGATGCTCGGCACGGATGCGCCGATGGCCCGCGCCATTGCTGTAGACGTGGTGAAGCAGCAGCACGGGATTGATTTTCAGCCACTCCTGGCCGGGAACGTCATCGAAGAGAAGCCGATGACGCCAACGGAGTTAGGCAAGCTGCGCGGATGGACTGCCAAGGGAACGAACCTGCAACTGGCGCTGGCCGGTCTGCAAGCCAAAACTGATGACGGCGACTGGATACCGACTGAGCGCGGGCGTCCCTACTGCACCTGCAACCCCTACAAAGCCCCGCACAGTCAGCATACCGGCTACCGGACGCTCTGGTATCGCACGGTTTTGGAGCTGCTACTGGATAGCAACTCCGATCATCGGGAGGCTGCGTGATGACCGACCCCTACGAATCCACGACCGCCGACCTGATTGATCTGATCTACGATCTGCAGGGAACGTTGCTGATGCTGGCGGAAGTGCTGGCCCAAGACCGCAACAATCCGATCTCCCCCAGGACGTGGGATTACCTCGCCATTGGACGAAGCTACTTGCAACGCGACCTGTCCAGCCACCTGCATTAACCCACAATCGCCCGCCGCGAGGCGGGCTAGGAGTACCCGATGACCACAAAAGAAAAGATTAAATCACTGGCGTTGAACGATCCAATAATCTACGCACACCTGACGTTGTACCGCAGTATGAACAGCGTGACCTGGGAGGAAATGCTGGAATTGTTGGTTTTAGCGCTCGTTGAGACCAAAAATCGCCTTCAAAAAGAATTGATCGAAAGTCTTGAAAACAGCGACCATCCATCGGGTTTTAGGAGCCACCAATGAAAACCCTCATCATCCTGCTGACCCTCATCACCCTGCCCGCACTCGCCGATCAAACCGTGCGGATGTCAGACGGGCGCATTTGCCGATTCAGAAACGGTGAATTCACCGGTTGCACCAGCGGCGGAAGTACCGCAACGCCCACAGTGGCAGAAAAGTATTTGATGCAGAAAACCGAAGATAGCCAGCGGCTGAATGAATGCCTGCGCCTGGCGGATTGGCCGGGGAAGCCGGGCCGCGCTGAATGCGAGAAGCTGTACGGGAGATAGGCGATGCTCATCGAATGCCCTGAATGCAAACAGCCCGTTTCCGATAAAGCAACATCCTGTCCCCATTGCGGGATGGCGGTCACTCCCGGCGGCAAGAAAATCCCAGTGGGCAGCCGGCGCAAGGCCACTCAGTTTGTTTGGTTCTTCTTTTGGCTGTTCGTGGCCGGCGTGGCGTGGCCGCTGTTCAGCGAGGGGAATAACGCGCCCGTTCCGTACCTGGTGATGACCGGGATGTTCGGCTGGTTTGGTTCGCTGGTTTATCGGTGGGTGAATACATGAAACTCTAACATTGTTCTAGGGAAATTCTCTAGGGCAACGGAAAGGCAGATCGTGGTGTGGATTGGAGAGTAGCGGAATGGAATGGAATGGAAGGGAGCGGAGCAGCAAGGAAAGGATTGGAATGGGTAAGACAACCCGGTAGAAATACCGGGTTTTTTGTTGTTCAAATTTTGTGCAAACGCTTGACAAAATCTGTTGACCGCGCTCTACAGATTGCCATGAGTGAATTCTCCGGTATTCCAGTCTCAACCTTGAACGCTTGGCTCACGGAAGCGCAGACGGCGTTGCATTCCTTGTCCATCGGCGGAAAAGTCGTGACCATTGCCTCCGCTGATGGAAAGCGCATTAGCTTTACGCCTGCTGACACCAAAGAGCTAAGAACGTACATCACTCGCCTGCAACGCGCTATCAGTATCGCCACGGGCAATACCTCAAATTCCGGCTTGCCTTATTCGGTAGCGACATGGACACGTTAACCCGCTGGATTGCGCCACTATTCCCAAACTGGGCCGCGTCCCGCCTGGCCGGATTCGCCCGGATTGCGGCGGCGCAACGGTATTACGATGCAGCGACCGTTACCGCTCAGCATCCTCGCCGGGGCAACAACGCTTCCGCCGATGCCGTGATGGACCGGGCGCGGGGCAACCTGCGGGAGTACGGGCGATGGCTGGATGAAAACCACGATCTGGCCGTCGGCGTTCTTGACGACCTAGTGACCAACATCATCGGTTGCGGGGCCGGGGTAGAACCCATGGCGACGCAGGGACGTGACGCATTGCCCGCAGTTGAACTCAATCATTCGCTGGCCGGTTTGTGGGATGAATTCTGGCAAGCGCCGGACGTGACCGGCGAACTGCCGGGGCCGGAACTGGAGCGCCTCGTTTGCCGCTCCTGGTTACGCGACGGGGAAATCTTCGCTCAGCACGTGACCAAACCCGCCGCGCCGTTCGGTTCGCGCATCCCCTATGCGCTGGAATTGCTGGAAGCCGACTTCGTTCCCTACGATCTCACGGATCCCGGCAACCGGATTGTCCATGGCGTGCAAAAGGACGGTTGGGGCCGGCCCCTGGGTTACTACCTGCATACCGTGCATCCCGGTTCCACGGTGATCGTTCCCGGAAGCCGGTTTGAAACGATTTTCCTGCCCGCCGACCGCATGATGCACCTCAAGCTCGTGCGCCGCCTGCATCAAACCCGTGGCGTCAGCGTGTTCCATGCCGTGCTAACCCGGCTCGATGATCTCAAAGACTACGAAGAATCGGAACGGATCGCCGCCCGCGTCGCTGCCGCGCTAACGGCCTACATCAGGCGCGATAGTGCGCTGGCTGATACCGCTGTCGCCAGTTTGACGGAAGACGGAACCACTAGCAGCCGCTCCTTCGCCATGGAGCCGGGCCTGATTTTTGATGGCCTGTTGCCCGGTGAAGATGTCGGCTTGATTGACTCCAAGCGCCCGAATCCCAATTTAGAGACGTTCCGCAACGCGCAACTCCGGGCGATTGCTGCCGGAACCGGAACGCGCTTTTCGAGTATCGCCAAGAATTACAACGGCACGTACAGCGCCCAGCGCCAAGAGTTAGTCGAGGCGGTGGCGCATTATCGCCGGCTGTTCAGTTACCTGAAACACCGATTTTATTTACCCGTCTGGCGACGGTTTATTGACGCGGCGCGCCTGTCCGGTGTTCTGCGGATCCCGCTGAACATCAACGAATCCAGCTTGTACGCGCCGGAAATCAGACCGCCACAGATGCCTTGGATCGACCCGGCCCGAGAGCTTAAAGCTTTCCAAATCGCCGTTGAGTGCGGATTCAAATCGCGACAACAGGTTATCAGGGATATGGGCGGCGATCCGGCTACTGTTGATGCGCAACTCGAGGCTGATCCTCTGGACATTCGCCCGGTCATTGGCGCGGCGGTCCCGGCGAATCCGCAGCCCGCAGCGGTGGATGACGAAGAACCCCAGGAGGAAGCAGCATGAAGCGCGATAACGTGATTTGTCCACCATCGTCAGATGGCATATAATATGGTCGTTCAGCTAGGATTCGCGATCCAAAAAAGGCATTCCCTGATGCCTCTGCTGAACACCCATCCATTCAGGGCCTTGTCATTTAGGGATGACAACATGACTGCTAAAATCAATCTGACTACGGGTCAGAAATTCAATCGTTTATCTGTTATTCGTGAACTACCGGATAGAAATTCATCAGGATGTGTCCGTTATCTTTGTTTATGCGATTGTGGGAATGAAACCATCGCAACGGCTAAAGTTCTTCGTAGTGGGGAAAAACTATCGTGCGGATGCGCGCAGAGAGAATCGACTCAGAGAAACATAAAACACTTGACCGGGATGGTTTTTGGAAGGATTACCGTTAAAAGCTTTTCACATATAAAAAATGGAAGTTATTGGAATTGCCTATGCGAATGCGGAACAGAAAAGATTATCCGTGGTAACTCTTTAGTTTTAGGAATGACAAAATCTTGTGGATGTATGAATTTAGACACGGATAAAAGAAGGATTGATTTAACTGGAATGCGCTTTGGAGAATTAACGGTTATTGAACTATCAAAAAAAGTAACCCGTGAAAGGTCGTCGGGACCATCGATAAAAGAAGTCGCTTGGAAATGCTTATGCGACTGTGGAAATTATACAGAAGTCATATCAAGAAGTTTAGTTCATGGAATGACAAAATCTTGCGGACATTTGCAAAAAACTGCAAACGGATTAGCAGGAACAAAATCTTATAAGTGCGCCATGCAAGCAAAAAGAGAAGCAAAAAAGTTAAACAATGGTGGCAGCTTTACTGTAGAACAGATCAACAGACTTTATTCACTACAAAAAGAGAAATGCGCAATTTGTAAAACTCAATTATTAGGGAATTATCACCGTGATCATGTAACACCACTATCGGCAGGTGGAAGCAGTGATATTAGCAATATTCAATTATTATGTCCGTATTGTAACATGCATAAAAGCAATAAACTTCCTATTCATTTTATGCAAAGTATAGGGTTCTTATTATGACCAAGCTCAAAGACATTGATCGGCACCAATTTCGCAAAATCTCTATTCAACCCTATCTGGAAAGTGCGGATGAACGGACCTTTTCCGCTTCATTCTCCAGTGAGGCTCCGGTACAGCGGTATTATGGAATTGAAATATTGAGGCACGATGCCGACGGGATTGATTTATCGAGAGTCAGAGACGGGAAACTACCCCTGCTAGCGTTTCATGATCAGCGCCAATGGCCCATCGGATTCATCGAGAGATTCTCACTCGATGATAAATCCAGAAAGACACGCGGTCAGATCCATTTTGCTGATACGCCGCGCGCTGAAGAGCCTCTCAGTCTGTTAAAACAGGGAGTGCCTTTGGATTTGTCTATTGGGTATGACCTGGATATGGAAACAGTACTGCATGACGTAGCGACAGACACATTCACTTTTAGATGGACGCCCGCAGAGGTTTCCATTCTTCCGATCGGGGCGGATGCGACTATCGGCATCGGCAGATCACAATCTACTACTGGAGTCAAACTGATGACCGACGAAACGAAGCCGGACGTGACCGGCACTGAATCCACTGCCCCAGTGGTTGATATTAACATTGGCAAAATGAAGCGCGAACACGTGATTGCCAAGAAGGCGGGCGCGGCTGAGGCGATTCACGCCGAGCGTAAGCGCATTGCTGATTTGCATGAACTGTTCGATCTGGACCTGGTTCCGCGCAACGATTTTTACGCCAGTTTGCGGGCGCGGGCCGTGGACGAAGGCTGGCCCTTGGAAGGCGCTCGGAAAATCCTCATGGAAGTCCTGAGCGGCGAAGTGGAGCCGGCTGTTGATTGGGGGCAAGTGACGGATACCGCCAGTCAGAGTGTGCGGGCGGCGACGCATGAAGGTCGCTTGCCTCCGGTCGTGGTTCCGGCCAAGCCCGGTAATCAGGCCCGGTCTCTGGGCAGTATCCAGATGGGCGAAGACGCCCGCGACAAGTTCATCACCGGCGCTGAGGAAGGCGTCTTGGTGCGCGCTTGCGTCATGACGGACAAAGAAGTCACCCGCCGCGCCCGTGAAGGCGGCATGTACGGCAAATCGCTGCGCACCTTGGCCGGCGAATACCTGCAACTG